CGTGAGAGAGCCTCTGCACGCCCGGCAACAGTAGTGTTCCAGAGGTCATGTAAGATGTCTGCGGCAAAAGGTCGGACTCGTCTGAAGTGCTCACAGAGATCATTGTCCCACTTTCTCACTGCATCAGAAGTGACATCTCTCACGTCTGGATTGGCTGCTATCTGAGTGAGAACTTCGCGTGCTCCTTCTGCGACTGCGTCTGCCGGTGATGTCGGTCGGTTGAGAGGCAACCCCCTAGGATCCTTGACGAGTGCCCGTACAGGTGGATCAGGACGGTATATACTCGAGCTAAAGGACTCTTTGTAAATACGCTCGGCCATGGCATCATGAGGCTTCATCAACCAGATGGTCGACAAAGATTTACCTAGAGGGTCTGCTCCCCCCTTATACAGGAAGTCCGTCAGGCTCAGAGTAGCCAATCCACCGAGCTCTGCGGGGAGTAATAGTAGATATCTGATCGACTCCGGGTCTCGTAACACTTTCTTCTGGGTCTTCGTCAGCATCGAGGTATAACACTTGTCGTACGTTGTGATCCGGCTTAAGTAACATGCACCTTGAAGTATACCGATATAGAAACCACACAGAGGATTCTTCATTCTCTCGCCGGCTGAGACAACTCCTGAGTAGATCGCACCTAGTTGGGATGACACACTAGGGAAGTCATCCGCTGTGACCGGGAACAGGCGACTAAGGAATTTCAGTGTAGTGTAATACTCGACCCCGTTCAAGAATACGTCTTTCGAGTAGGTCATTAGTCGAGTAGAGACAACACATTCCTCCCCTTTGAGATCCTGGTTTATGGAAGCGGTTGTCTTCTCTGCTCGATCCAGGATAATTTTGACCCAGCTCTTGATGTGGTCGGTTCTCTCGACACCTGCAGGGACTGGGGGAAGACTTACTTGGGAAGTGACATTGTCACCTTGAATTGTCCAAGTGTAAGAGATAGGAAGATCAAGAAAACCTTTGTCCATCATGGCGACTGTTGCGATCGACCAGAGTTTCTGCAAGATACCTTCAAATCCTCCGAGGTGATTATTCCATTCAAGGTCAGTCTCTGGTGGAAACATCTCCTTACAGTAAAGGGGAGGGAGTCCCGGTACACGGACACTGATCAAGCAATCCGTGAAGAAGTCGTGTCCGATAGTGAAGACATTGCTCACGCCAAATAATTCGTTGAAGATATCTCCAACGGACATCATAGCGAGTCTGCGGAATCTGAGGTTCCATCTCGCGAGATCAAACTCGAAGAGCACACACGGCCTTTCCTTGTCGATTGAGGGCTTAGTTAACTGGAGAAACCTCTCCTGTATCTCAGACCTTGAATCCACCATTGTGAGCTGTGGGATGTACGGTAAAATTGTAGCCGCTAAATTAGCCTCGTGAAGGGCAAAGAAGAACCTCATCTCGAAGACAAACATCGCGAACATTCTGGGAGATAGTTTAAACTCCCTTTCTTTCGGAGTTATGGATGTGAGCAGCCAGTCTAGGGGAATGCGGCCTTCTTCGATCGCGTCGACGATCTTCTTCGGATCGATCTCAGGGCGAGTAATCAACTCGATCAATAACCTTATAGAAGTGGACGGAACTTCTCCAGGATCCCTATGCCAGTATAGATGTCGTTCTGACCTATGGAAAGAGATCGCTTTGTCGTCGAGCATGTCCAGGTAGTCCGCATGATAATCGAAGTCAAAATGCTTGGCCATTCTCACCTCGGAGAGATCGGATAAAGGGTAAGACATCCGATGTAAGTTGAGCTGGTTAAGTTTCCACAGTTTGTGAAGGGATGTACCTACTTGAGGAGGTACCGAAAACTCGGGATATCGCCCGTGCTTACGGGTATACGACTCGATAAAGATCCGAAGTACACTGTTACGCAG